ACGAAACAATGATGAACGAAAGTAGTTCTTTGGCTCTATCAATTTATAGTCCAGAAAATTTGGCAAGTCTTTTGGAAGATAAAAAGGTCATGACCAGAGAAGAAAAGATTGCATTTGCAAGACAACAATTGCAACAACAATCTGTAAATTAATAGTTGACAACCCTATCCTACTTATTGTAGGATAGGGCAGAAAGGATAATTAAAAATGACTAAAAACTTTTATATAACTTACTACTCAAACAAAGATAAAAAGCACATTACAAGACGTGGAAAGCATGATGATAAATCAAGATATGGAACATCACAAAAAGGTGTTGCCTATTATGTTTATTATGATTTGGACGCACATGGTTATAGAACTGCCACAACAAGTTGGAAAGTGAGGCACTAATGACAGACTATGTCTGGTGCCATGGTCCGAGTTGCCACAAACGAAGAACAACCAACAGAGTTCGAGGTGTCAAGGGCTCTAAAGTTTTAAGGACCATTAAGATTGCATTAAGTGAATACAGAGCCAATACAATATGGAAATACTTTTGCGATCAGACTTGTATGCATGATTTTATTCGTACACATGTAGAAGAATTCGTGCAATTACACCCAAGGACCGAGGCACTAGAAACACCGATCGAGGACCCAAAGAAAACAACCTACAACAATGGTTATTATGACTATACAAGAACAGAAATAAAAGAGGTTGACAATAACACCAATCCATGAGAATATAGGACATGACTAAAGAAGAAATAAACACGAAAGCATCTGAGTTTAAAATTATCACAGACTCAAAAGATGAGCCTAATTTAAAAGAGGCTCAAGAGTTTGTTGGTGGTATGGTTGAGGGAATTACCTTTCCAAATGGTGATTACTTAATAATAAACGAAGAAGGAAAGCTAATGCAGTTGCCTTTAAATCCAGAGGCAACAACATTATGGAGAGCGACTTTCACAAAAGATAAGTATGCATTTGGATACGATGACTTTGTGGTTGGTCCCGCAATCCTAATAAAAAAAGACGCGCAGAAAATCTGGGCGTCATAACCTTTGACCCCTGGCGCTAACGCGCCAGGGATCCTAATCAAATCCAAAAATCCAAAATAACTTTTGACCCTATCCCCCCTTTTACAAAAAGGGGTCCCACTACTACAGGTTGTATTGCATAATTTAGACATTCGTGTATACTGAAAACATTTTGGTACCATGGACTTGAATAAGGTAAATATAGAAAAATTACCTGCAGATGTTCGTAAGACCTTCAAGCAGATGCAACT